CTGTAGTCATGTACGATTGCGTGTAAGCGTTTAATGCAGCGCTAGTTCCGGCATCAACAGCAGGCCCAGTGTAGCCTCCTGTAGCGGCATTACTAAGACCACCTGTTAATAAATCTTTACCTTTATTAAACAAACTCTCAAGCAAACCTGTCTGTGCTGTCTGACCTGTTTGAGTATTAGCTTGTTGACCACCCAACAGATTAGCAATAGCCTGTATCTGCTGTTGTTGTAGGTTTGCTGCTGCTACCTCTGCACCAAGCTGTGTCTGCTGACCAGACTGTAGCATTGACGCGCCTAGCTGAGCGCCTTGACGCTGACCTGCGCCTGCTATGTCTGCTGCCTGTAGTGCAGGTGATAACGTACCCAGTAACGACTCAAGAGGCTGATAAGAGGCTGATAGAGCATTCAAACCCATCCCACCTGCTAATTGTGTCCTGTTACGGAACTCCTGTAGCGCTGCAAGTCTCTGGTTAGACTCTTGACCCTGCTCTGCACGAGCCTGCTCCATAGCGCTAACGCCAAAGCCTGCGTTCTGTTCTGCTATAGCCTTCTCAAGAGCTAACGCTTCTGGTGTGCCACCAAACATACTTGTCTGTACACCTAACCTGCCCTGTCCTGCTAGTCTTTCCTCTAGCTGTAGTCTTGCCCGTTCTTGTTCAGGGGCAACACTGGCTTGTAGGCGAGACATAATATCTGCTTCACGACCTGCAATATTACCGTTTGCAAGCATATTCATCAGTGCAGTCTGTTCTTCTTCTCGTGCTGCCGGATCACCTAAGTAATCAAACATACTGCTACCAAAGCCCTGTAACTGACTCTGTATAGCTTGTTGCTCAGGCGTCATTGTAAGTCCAAGATTTCCTGCTTGGTCAAACTGAGCGCCACCAACACCAGAAGTAACAGTGAATGGTTTAAACTGCGTCTGTGCTGCTAGGTCAGCTGCGCCTATCTGAGCGCGATTAAGCGCGTCTGTTCCTACTTCTTGAACATCCTTAATACCTTTATCAAAGCCGTAAATAGCTCCAAGGCCACCAATCGCATCAAAAAGACTCATTATGTATTCCTTCCGTTGTTGTTCATGCCTTTGCCTCGTAAGATTCTATCTACGTACTCTGGACGTAGGTAGTTGCTTTCAAATTCTGTTTTAAATATGTTGTTGGCTATTGGTGACGCAAGCATACCCATCATTATCAAACCTGAATCACCTTGTTCGCCTTGTATGCCTTGTTCGCCTTGAGCGCCTGTAGCGCCTGTAGCGCCTATATCACCTTGAGCGCCTTGAGCACCTGTAGCTCCTGTAGCACCTGTAGCTCCGGTAGCGCCATCAATGCCGTCAATGCCGTCAAGTCCATCAATGCCACTAGCACCTGTATCGCCTGTAGCGCCTTGAGCCCCTGTAGCACCATCAGTACCGTCAGTGCCATTAGTACCGTTAGTGCCGTCAGTGCCATTAGTTCCGTCAGTACCGTTAGTTAACGTGACATCTCCAGTATCAAGTCCTCCACCGCCATCCACAACAGCAGTATTGGCAGACCCAGTAGTAGTAGTGTTAGTGACAGTAGACGTAGTACCACCACCGACACTCGGCGTAAGCGTGATGTTGATGTTTCCTGAGTCTGTTGTGTCTTCGCTTCTTGTTGTAGCCTCTGTCGGAGTGCCTGAGCTGTACGTCTCACCCACAACAAGATTCTCAGTGCCGCTTTGGTTTGTTTCAACTTCACCAGTAAAGACATTACGCAACACTCCATTACCTTCGTAGAGCCACGGATGTTCAGCGTCAGTGTTAATGACATCTGTTGCTGAGCCTGCTGTAGAGCCTCCTGAAGCAACTGAATCACCAATAGTGTCTACCGTACCTATTAAGTCTGCATCGCTCTCTAACGAGCTTGTAGAGCCTTCTAGAGTGTCTACAGTGGCAGCAGCGGCTCGTTCAGCGTTAATAGTCTCTAAAGCTGCGTTTATGATGCCTTCAGGGACATTAAAGACGCTAGACACCTCAGCAGGCGTTACAGTGCCGTTCTTGATTAAGTCATAAACTTCGTTAGCCTCTGCTTCTGAGAAGCCGCCTTCTGCTGAGACATTGCTTAGCGCTGCTTCAGCTGCCTGAGCTGCTGCGTCAGCTGCTGTTGGTACGTCAACAAATGGCTGATTACTACCGACAGTTAAGTTAATCAAACCTGCTGTAGGGTCATTAACGTTGTTTAGTGCTTCTTGTATCTGCTCAGGCGTAGCTTGTGTAGCGTCAAACCCTATTAAATCGCTAAGGGCTTTCATTCCTGCTTCAATACGACCTTCTAAACCTAACATACCGCCTATGTCAGACGTGCCTTGAGCAACAAGAGTGTCAAGCATTCCTGTAATGACATCTCTATCAAAAGCAAAGTTTTGTCCGGGCAAATAAGACGCAATACCGCCAAGCGTTTCGCTTTGACCATATATGTCAGCCATTGGATCATTAATGTCAGAAAACACACCCATAGTAATTCCTTAGTCGCAAAGCTCTGCTAATGTCTTCCAATCGTCAGCCGTCCATCCTGAAGTGTCGACTTGGGCGGGAAGCTCAACGGTGATTCCTGAAACGTTAGCCCCAAGCACAGCTCCGGCAGCGTTCGTGTTGCCCCTAAGACACGCCATAGCGTTGTCGTCTGGTGTAATTTCAAGGCTGTTTAACTGTGTGCAACTGGCTAGTGTCAGCGCTGCTAGCGTTACTAGTAATGTCTTCATTTGAACCATCCTGTTATCCATTGAAATGTCCTAACTGGGTAGTACAGCGCACCTGATCTAACCCGTCCCAAACCTAAAACACGTAATGCTTCTCTAAACACCTTGTCAGCTTGCTTCTGGTCTGCTACAATCTCTAACTCTACACCGTGTGTACATAAGTAATCATGAACAACAGCAGCTTTCCTATTCTTAGCATTAGCGACAGGTACGATAACCTGCATAATCTGCGGTACACTGGCTAGGTCTGTAAAGTAACCTTTAGGCACAACTATTGTCTTGCCAAGAAGGTCTGAATAGTATACCAGTTCTTGTTGTAGTTTCCAACCTTTATCTACTGCTTCTGCAATAAAAGATGTAGAAAAGTGACTCATTCTACTCCCCTCTTTTCAAAACCGTTAGTGTAGGCTTTATATCTTCTTCAGGTTCGATCATAAAGTAGTACAGCTCTAGCAACTCCTCTACGTTATAGTTACCTGCTGTAGCCCTGACTAGCTCAAGCATTAACGTCTGCTTAGCCTCTGTCACGGTCATTAGTACGTACCACCATCAATAGTTGACAGGCTAATCGTACCTGTAGCTGTAATGTTCTCAGCAGTGAGCGTACCTGTAAACACTGGCGATGCCTTGTTTGACTTGCTATTCACCGCAACAGCAATGGCATCAAACTCTGCACCAACCTCTGAACCTTTAATAACCTTAGCAGGGTTGCCACTAACAAGGGCGTCTTTAGCTGCAAAGTTAGTTAGCTTGGTATAGTTACTCATTAGACAATCCTTCCTAGTAATGCGTGAATGTTTAACTCTTGTATAGCTATAGAGTTACCATCTACAGATGTTTCAACACCTACAGAAACTACAGTGCCTTGTCCGCTAGTATTAATCTTCTGACGGTTGATAAGCGCAATAGACGATGAATACTCAGCCTCTGTGTTAAATTCTGAGATGTTATACTGACCTACGTTAGACTTAGGTAGCGTATAGGCTTGTTTTCTGTAGTTGCTTCCGTAGTCATAAGCCCAACTCAATGCAACTATAGCTTCAGCACCGTCAAAGGTAGTTAAGTTAATCTTCTTCAAGAACTTGAGCTTAGATGTGTCACCAAAGCTAAGTGGGTGACTAAAGTAGCTGAGCAAGTAACTTGTGTTGTTGTCTTTAAAACCTGTGTACTCAGCAACACCGGAAGATACGCCTATGTACAGCTTGTCTGTTGACGTACTGGTAAAGCACAAAGGACTCATGTGTGACCATGTTGTAGCTCTGTAGCTGCCGTCTTGTAGTGGAAAACGTGTATCAAATGCGTAAACAACCCCAAGAACAGGAAAGTTAAGCAACACAAACGCCTCACGAGGAGAGTAGTGCATCTTAATGTTCCCAGTCTCTGCTGCAAACAAAGATTTAATGTCATTATTTACATTCTTCGATATGTCTCCAATAGGGGCTGACTTCTCTTGTATTGTTCTGGCTAAGCTACGTAAGCCTGAGTCATCTAAGAAGATCAAGTCCTTACCAGTGCTGACTACCGAGTCTCTACTGACACAACCTACGTTAGAAATGGTGTCTGATAACGTCATGTTAGCAGGACTATCCGCACCAGAGTAGATAACAATAGAGTTACGTCCAAAGATGACTAGGAAGCCGTTGTGAGCCGATAGAGCAACAATAGTGTCATACCCTGTAGGCCACACCTTAGTAAGATCAATCGAGCCTGAAGAGCCTCCTGACCAACCTGAGCCGTTCAGTAGGTCTGACCAATAGATTGTTGACTTATTAGCTGTGAAGTCTGCCACCCACAGTCGACCAAACGCTGCTAGGCATTCGTGTCCTTGTGGTGGTGTGCCTGTAATGGCAGCGTCAGCAGACATCTTCACTAGCGTCCCTGTGCTGTCTGAGTACACCAGAGGTTCTTGTCCACGCTGAAACACGTACATATGATTGTTAAAGGGGACAAACTTCCAATTGTTAGCTAAGACAGTGTACGCCGCAGGAGTAACGTCAGTCAGTGTAGTTGTTCCAGTGAAGAGCTTGTTGTTACCTGCCGACAAGAACGTCACATCGCCATCGGATGCAACAAACTCACCCATAGACTCAATGCCGTCAGACGTACCAAGTACATCGTTGGTGTTTAAGACGTTATAGCCTTTACGTGACGCTATCCTGCCTTCTTTGTCAATGACGCAGTTATCGGCTACAGCAGCAAAGGTAGGTTCTTGTGACAGCGGTGCATCTTGTGTATTGATGCCTGCAAAGCCCGGAGCAGTGATAGTGATGCTTTGTAATTGTTGTGCCATTTAAGCTCCTATACTGCCGTGAATAATGTATCTTCTTCGTACTTGTTGGCATCAAAAGCAACAGCATCAGACAGTACAGCGTCAGCAATAGCAAACTGCTCAGCTGCTGATTGCCCACCTGTCTCACCACGTTCACGCAGCGCCATAGCCAAAGCCAGTTGTAGTACAGGGTTGTAGGGTACTCTCAGTCTTGTTGCATCTTCAGTCAGGTCTAGTTGACGTACAAAAGCGTCAAAGTAAAGATTATAAATACCATTCGGTAATGGATAAACCTGAACTGTAATGTCTCCATTATCGTCTGTGCCGTTAAACGCAAACTCATTAGGCGTACCAGACAGGGGAGTGTTAATCCTGTAATATTTATTCATGTAACTACGATTCTGTGTATTCAGTCGTCCGTTACTAGATGTGTTCATTGCCTCTCTAACTTCTACGTCCTGTCCTGCTCCTGTTAGAGCGTACACAGACGTACCCGAAACTGTACTGATGTCAATGGCTGTGCGTAGTGCAGACCAACTGTGTGAGTCCTCTACTAGCTGCTTAGCGTCATTAACGAAGTCACCAATCAACACTGAGTAGCTTGTTTCAGCAACAGTGTCTACTTCATTCTCTCGTAGCCTACGTAGAACACCATTTACTAGTTCTAAATATGTCATCCTAGTTTCCTATGTATGTAAAGACAGCGCCTATGCCTGCAACAATAACTACCCAGATCAGCCGCTCTAGTATTCTTGCACTAGCCATGTTCTCAGATAAGGTGTCCATCTTATTCTCTATAGCGTCTACTTTAGTCTCTATATGGGACTGCCGATTAAACACAGTGACAAGTCTTTCTTCAACACGCGCCAACGACACGATAGCTTCTTGGAGTGTGTCAATCTTCTTCTCAACTCTGCTTAATCGGTCTTCCATTATCTACTCCGTCTACTCTTCTACAATCTCAACAGTCTCTAAAGACTCAGTAAGCATCTTCAAGAAAGAATCTTTCCCCACTTGCAGTTGCTGAAGTTGGAAGTTCATGTTGCTAATCTTCCTGTCCAGATCGAGACAGTGATTAGTCATAGCAATCTGCTCTTCAGTGAATGT